GCATTGAAATTAGCTAAAGCAAAGATTATTCCAACTGGTGAAATTTGGCAGGGTGATTTACTATTCACTAAAGGTGATATTAAGAATTATACAGATGACAATGGTCAGAAGTATATCTATTTCAAGCCAAATACATTGGTCTATGCATTACCAGTAGGTTCTGATGGTGCAAAGAAAGCTCTAGCTTCTGATATTGGTATTGTATTCCATACACGTTATAAAGGTAGTTCAGTTCAAACTGTTAAGCAGTCTAATGATGCTTCTACAGATGAATTAAATGGAATTCCAGAATGGGCATTCGTATTAGATGCACGTCTACCTAATCTATCAGGTGTTCAGACCCTATCAGACCAAGAAGCAAATGATATTGAAGATTCTCTTTATGATTTGCATTCTCTATGTTCTGAAATTGTAAATGATGCTGACTATGATTTGTTAGTAAATAATGCAGACTTTATTAACTTCTATGTAATGACATTACAGAATAATAAAGTTGACAAATCAGAACTAATTGATCCAGAAACATTCGTAGATGAATTGCATAAATGGGTCACTGGTAAAATGAGAAAAGAATATCAAGGATTGGAAAAGTTAAAGACTAAAGCAGGTAGAGATAAGAAGAGAATTTCTCTAGATGACAAGTCTAAAGACTTACATACTATTATTGAAACAAATGAACCATTGCTACATAAGATTGCAGAAGCATTGTATATTGCAGCAGATGTAAAAAATAAGTTCATTACTAAGTTGAATTCAGTTAACAAATGGGTAAATAAGGTTGAAACTACATTTGGTATGAAGGACACTAATGGTGAAGGATTTATGGTATCAGATGTTGATGGTAATTTCGTTAAGTTAGTTGACCGTTCTGCATTCTCTTATTTCAACAGAAGTCCTGATGTAATTAAGGGATTTGATGCAAGAAGAGGTTCAACTAATGAATCAATGAATTTTGCAAGTTATTTGAAATCATTAGAATCTTAAATTATTCCTTATAGTTAAATTAAAGAGAGGTTTCTGACCTCTCTTTTTTGTGTTATAAATATAACATAGGAGAATTATAATGGCACAGTTTTTTACAGATTGGTTAAAAGAAACAAATCAGCTTGAAGATTTGTATCTTGGTGAAAAAACAATCACCAAGAATGATATTAAGAAGAATAAGAATTATATTAAAGAACTAGAAGCAGCATTTGGTAAGCTAATGCCATTAACTAATATGAATGGTGCAGATGGTTTCTTTAATAAAGCTGTTCAAACAGTAGATAGTCCAGAAGATATTATTTCTGATATTAAGCTTTGTGTAGTTCGTAATAGTAAAGCTTATCAAAATCTATTGAAAGTTGGTAAAGCTAAAACATTAGCAAATAAAGACTATGAATTTACATTCACAGATGGTAATGTAATCAATATTCACGTATCAGATTTGAAACAATCTGCATCTGATGGTTCTTCTAATAAGATTTATGTTGGTAAGGGTGACGCTGCTACTGAAATTCAGGAAGCAATTACTGCTCTATTATTGACAATGAAAGTTAGAGGAACTGCATTACATACAATTAAAGAAGATGTTCCACCATTGATTAAACGTGGTAAAGAAGTAGAAGATACACGTTCTGAATTGTATAAATGGCTATTAGCATCTAACCCAATCAAAGAAACTGGTGTATGTAAATATATCGAATTTGGTGTTCCAAAAAATGATGTTAAATCATTCAAAATCCAATTTGAAGAATTCTTAAAGTCATGGATTTATTCTTTTGAAGCAATCTGGAGCGCTGATATTAAAGGCTTGATTAACTCTGTATTCAAAAAAGGAATTGCAAACTGGGGTCAAGCACAATTTGGTCACTATAGATTATCTAAGAATTGTCCTGAAGTCACAAAGACAATTATTCCTGTTCTAGAAGCATATTTAGGAAAGAAGAGATTATCATTCAATAAGGATAATATTGATAAATCTGATATTGTATTGTATTTCAATGCACCACGTGCTGAAAAGATTATGACTACTGTAATGAATGCAAAAGACTTAGATGAACATAATCAGTTATTAAATTATGCATTCGTAAATCAGGAATTGATGGGTATTTCTTTGAAGCAAGTTGTATCAGAAGCAACTATTGCTGCCGCAAACTTTGATAAAGCTGCAACTACTGCTGTTGGTCCTACAATCAATGAAAAGAAACAAATATTCATTGAATATCATGGAAGAACAAAGGCAAACATGAAGAAGAATACCTTTGCTGAAGTAACACAAGATGATGTTATTGAAACTGAAGGTAAGTCATCAGGTATTATATTAAAGCTAGCTAATAAAGACCATATTCACTGTGAATCTAATGAAATAAATTTGGATATTAGAACTAAGGGTGGTTCATCAATTGCATCTGAATTCCGTGAAAAAGGTCACCCAGCATTTGGTAATGCAAACATTCCTATGGCTAAATCAGAAATTAAAGGTGAAGAAGGTCCTAATATCAATATTCCAAATCTTGTTAAGCAAATTATGGATGATGGAACTGCAGAAAACATTGGTGAATTAGTCACAGCTGTTGCTCAGGTAGTTGCACAGAAATTTATAGACAAACCTCAAACATTAGCTATGTTGTTCGCTGAAGCTGCAGGTTATCCAGTTAAAATCGTTAAAAAGACTGGAACTGAAATAAAGATTTTGGCAGCACCATATCTAAAGTTATATTAAAAAATTAGAAATAAAATGTATAAGAGGTTGTTATCCAAACAACCTTTTTTGTATATTTGTTTCTATGAAATACATAGTAAACCCAGAAGATTATAAAACAAAAGAAGAATATACGCATGCAATCGATACGCTTATTTCTCGTAAAGAAGCACAAATGAAAGATTGCCGTATGAGATTATTACAATTAAACAATAGTGCATTAGGTGCATTATATTTGGAATATTTAGAATATGAAGCATGTCAAAAACATTTGACTGATTATGGTAAAGAAAAATATGGAAAAGCCAAAGAAGATTATATGAATGCTTATACCTATTTGCAAAAAGAATATGATGAAACTTTGCATGAATTGTCAAAATTGAAGAAAGAAAAACAAATCGTATTGATAAATTTTAATGGTGAATAATGTTTGATTTTTTTAGAAAGAAAGATAATAATGATAAAGAGTTCATTCAGAAACAGATACAGAATACTTATGCAGAAATGCAAGAACGTATCCGTAAAGAGAAAGAACAACAGAATGTTATTAATGATCCACATCCTTTATATGAAATACCTATAAAGGACTATTTGGAAAAGTCTATTCCAGAAATTCAGAGTGATGCAAATGAATGTGGTTCTAGAATGGATATTATTTACACTTACATTGAATCTTATATCAATGCACGTAAAGATGAGACAGACCCTGTTAAAGTCAATGGATATAGACTACACATGAATGACTGTCTTGCTAAATGGAATAAATATAAACACAGACAGGATAAACTATATAAGATGATTGAAATCAGAAATATAAATCCTGAATTTGAAACAATGAGACCATCTGATGATACAGTTGGTGATATAAGATTCGGAGAAAACTAAATGATATTTAATGAACTATGGGAGGCCTTCAACGACATTTATTTCGAAGAAGGACCACATACTTATACAGATAGTGTAGGTACACAATATACTTCAGTGACTACTTTTTGTGGCCAATTTGAAAAAGAAAAAGATTGGAATTTAATTGCAGAAAAGTCAGCATTCAATAAAGCAAAAGCCGCAATTGCTGCAGCAAATCCTAAATTGAAGAAAGACCAAGTAATTGCAATGGCTAAAATTGAATCAAAGAAATTAGCTCCATCTCTAAGAAAAGAATGGAATAAATCTGGTGATTATGCAAAAATCTTAGGAACTGAAGTTCATGCTGTAATGGAATACTTATGGCAAAATAAAGATTACGAAGGTAATAAAGATAAAATGGCTTTATATCCAGGCATGATTGAAGATTTCGAATATCGTAAAGCTAAGTGTAAAGAAATCTTTAATTCTCTAAAAAAGATGTATGTCCCTGTAAAGAATGAATACATTGTATATGATAGAGACTGGAAACTTTGTGGAACAATTGACTTCTTAGCATATTCAAAAAAAGATAATGCATTTATTATATTTGATTGGAAAACAAGTAAAGAATTTAATAAAGAAAATAAATGGGAAAAGCTATTACCACCATTTTCAAATTATGATGCTTGTAATGTTATTGAGTATTCACTTCAATTATCAACATATAAAGCAATTTTACAAAAACATTGTCCAAATATAAAAATTAAAGATCTTATTTTAATTAGAATACCATCAAAATTAAATGAAAAAATAGAAGCAGTTACTTGTATTGATTTTAGTAATATAATAACAAATTATTTAGATAATAGAAAAGAGAGCTAATTGCTCTCTTTTTTTAACATTTCTTGTAAGTATTCAACTAATAATTTTATTTCTTTCTTATCATAATTAGTTTCAATTGTTCTTGATAAGACAGATGCTGTCTTTTGTCTATTAGTTTCTTCAATTACATTATTCTTACAATTTTCTAAGAATATATTAAAATCTTCAAATGACTTAATTTTATCCATCAATTCAGGTTTAATTTCATAACCATTTATCATTGTTTTAGCATCAATGTAATCGCCATAATAACGTGCTATATTTTTTCCTAACTTATATGTACCTAAATCCATTGGAATTACATATTCTTTGTCCATAGATGCTTTATCAGATACAGTTAAATCATAATCATAAGACTTTTTCTTATCAGCTTCTTTCTTTAAACCGTCAAGAAAATCAGCGTATGCTTTATTTAAAGTTTCATTTGTCATTTTATCGTACTTATCCATTGTATTCCTCTAATTTTAAACCTTTTTCTATAAAATAATTTTCATAAAATTTAACATCTTTATTTGTTAAAATTTTAACATTATGTTCTAACATACATTTATATTTAGCATTTTCTATTGTATTTTCTTTAAGTAATAATTTCATTAAAAAATCATTTTTAATTTCTACATAAGAATTATTAACTATAAAGTCTGGATAATATCTATGCTTTATATTATTAAATTCATATATGAAATAATCATTGTTATGATATTCAAAATCTATATTATTATCTTTTAACCAAATATAATAATATAATTCAAATGAACTATCAAAATAATTATTATCATAAAAATACTTATTTGATATTAAACCATGATTTCTTTTTTGTATAGTTTCAAAGAATTTTTTTGTTTCTATTTCTCTTTGTTCTTTTGATTTATTTTTCTGAAGAATACTTAGATGTTCTTTAGCATTGACTGTTTTAGAATAATTATCAACACCGTATTTTTTAAGACATGTTTCTTTTATTTTATCTTTAATTTCTTTTAAATCCATAATATTGTTTATTTTATCAATATTATGTTGTTTACAATAAGTACTTAATCCTTTTTTATGAATTAAATCTTTTTCTTCTTTTGTTTTTAATTTCCAAACTTTTTTAGAAGTTTCACTTCGTTTGTTATTTAATTCTTTATATGAATTGCAACATTTATGTGAACAAAATAATGAATATCCTTTTGATTTAACATATTTTGTTTCTTTACCACAATTTAGACAAATTCCTTCATTTTCTTTTTTAAGAAATTTATCATAATAATCTTTTGTTGTTAAATTATGTATTTTTAAATGGCGCCAAAATGTTGCATAATTTTTGATATTTTCATTACAAATTTTGCATATAATCATATAATATCTCCTAGAAAGATTTTAATATAATAATAAGTAATTGTATTCTAGGTACAAAATGGTAGCTATCCACTGTCCTTATTATTATATTTTATTTATAATACATGCCAATTTTTGTCCATTCAGAAGCTAATCTTTTTACTTGTTTTTTATATTGTTTATCAGCCCAAGATGGAAGAATACGTGAAAATTCTTCATAAGAACCACCTATTCTAGAGAACCATGCTGCTAAACCAAAAATACAATTGTGTCTCTGACCTTCTGGTGTTGAGTCAATTTTCTTTTCAACGTATTCTTTAGCTTTAGACAAATCACCTTGATTTTTCTTTCTAAATCTCTCGTATTCTTTTTCTAACTTTCTTAGATATTCTTCTTGTTTAATATAACATTCATCATAAGCAATCTTATATCCTTCAATATCAAACAAATTAAAACATTTTCCCATATTGAAATAACAATAATAAGGACTATCTTTTGTTTTAATTGCTGGTACCTTAAAGAATTGTGATTTGACAAATGATGCTGGATCAACATAATCAAATCTATCTAGAAGATAATGATATGGACTATAAACTCTTTCAGAACATTTATAAAACATTCTATCAATAACATATTCTTTATCTAAGAACAATAATACTCTGAACTTTTGTTTTACACCATCATAAGAATAACTTGTATGTAGAATAAACTTATATTCTCTAAATCTATTCTTGAATTCATCTATTGTCATATTACTATCATCGTAATCTAACATTAGAATATCTGTTTTATCCATGTTCTCATTGCATCTTTTATCACTGATAACAGAGCAAAACTTCCATTGTGGAATATAGTTTTTATCTTCAACTAACAATGGATGTTCTATACTCTTTTTTAAATGAAGTAGAACGTCTTTATTGACTTCTACTTGTTTCATTTTATTATCAAATTGTGATCTAATAAGCTGGATAAATTTCATTGAATGATTTAATTATTTTATTTACTAAGAATTTAGGGTCTTCTTGCCAATTCAATGCAATACCTACTGCATTTTTGTGACCGCCACCACGTCCAACCCTATTTATAATTGGCAACAAATCTATATCATTAGAACGAATTGAAAGATTATTCTTATTCAAAATAATGAACCACTTATAACCATCCTTCTTTAGACGTTCAGTTATTTCATATTGATAATAATCTAAGATAAAGAAAACACCTTTATGTGGTAATGTAGTGATTTCAATGTTATTATAGATTTTATCAACAGCCTTCATAGATTCCTTCAAGAATAGAATTTCTTCTTCTGACAGCTTTGTATTTCCTTTAATGAAACGTCTGACAAACCATTTGAAATTCATTTCCCAGAAAATCTTATTGAACTCTGGTGACCTTACATCTTTCTTCTTATACATGTCAAAATCGTCCACAATGTTCACCAGGTCTTCTAAATGACTTAGGTCGCTCAACTTATTATACAA